AGAAATTGACTCACAATTAATGAATAATGGCTTTAAATTTGACGATGGAGCTATCTATTATGATGATTCCGAAAACAATATTCATTTTACTATGTCAGTATTTCGTAAAGATGTAATAATAGGAAATGATTTAGACGATGGATATTCTGTTCAGTGTATAGTAGATAAAAAGAAAATTACAAGTGTAGACAAAATATTTGAAATATTTGAAATACTTGAAAAAAGTAAATTAAAATTAAAAGATGATTTTAATGACGAAATTTTTAAATAGAAAGAAGGAGTTAAATGGAAAATTGGAATTTAACAGAACTACAACAAGACATTTGGAAACAAAAATATCAATATAAAGAAGAGTCTTTTGAAGAATGGTTAGATAGAGTGTCTAATAAAAATGAAAGATTAAAAAAATTAATTCGTGATAAAAAATTCATTTTTGGAGGAAGAATTTTAGCTAATCGTGGACTTCATAAAAAAGGAAAAAAAATTACTTATAGTAATTGTTACGTTGTTCCAGCTCCAGAAGATTCTATAGAAGGAATTTTTGATTGTGCGAAACAATTAGCTAGAACTTTTTCATATGGTGGAGGGGTCGGAATTGATATATCAAAGCTAAGACCAAATGGAGCTATAGTAAATAATGCCGCTAAAACAACGACTGGTTCAGTTTCTTTTATGGAACTATATTCTATGGTTACAGACCTTATAGGGCAAAGTGGAAGGCGCGGAGCATTGATGATTTCATTAAATGTCAATCATCCTGATATTGAAGATTTTATAAATATAAAAACCGATTTAACAAAAGTAACAAAAGCAAATATATCTGTAATGATTACAGATGATTTTATGAAGTCAGTTAAAAATAATGAGATGTACGATTGTAAGTTTTTTGTTAAAGATAATTCTCAACAAATTATTAAAAAGATAAATGCAAGAGAATTATTTTTAAAACTTTGTTATAACAATTGGAATTTTGCAGAACCAGGTATTTTATATAAAGACAGAATAGATAATTATAATTTATTACAATATGATGAAGATTTTGAATATGCAGGATTAAATCCCTGTGCGGAAGAACCTCTACCCGCAGGAGGTAGTTGTTTATTAGGCTCTTTTAATTTAGCTGCTTATGTAAACTCTGGAATATTTAAAATTGATGAATTTAAAAAAGATATTTTTGTTGTAGTAGAAGCTATGAATGAAGTTTTAGATGAAGGACTTCCGTTACACCCTCTTAAAATACAAAGAGAGACAGTTAAAAATTATAGACAAATTGGAATTGGAGTTATGGGAATAGCGGATATGCTTATTAATATGGGAATTAAATATGGGTCAAAAGAATCTCTTGATATATGTGATAAAATAGGAGAAACTTTAGCGAACAATGCTTTAAGATGTTCTGCATTATTAGCAAGAGATTACGGACCTTATCCAAAATATAAAGATTGTATACTAAAAAGTGATTTTCTAAAAGAAAATGCAGACAAAAAAACTATTAATTTAATTAAAAAATATGGATTAAGAAATAGTCAAATACTTACAATCGCACCGACAGGGAGTATATCTACGATGTTAGGAATAAGTGGAGGAATAGAACCAATTTTTGCTTTTTCATATACTAGAAAAACAGAATCTTTATATGATAAAGATAAATATTACAAAGTTTACACTCCTATTGTTCAAAAGTTTTTAGATGAAAATAATGTAAAAGAAGAAGAACTTCCTGACTACTTCATATCTTCTGCGGAAATCAATCCAATAGACAGAGTTAAAATGCAAGGAGTTTGGCAAAAACATATAGATGCAAGTATATCGTCTACTGTTAATCTTCCTAATTCTGCAACTATAGATGATGTATACAATATTTATACTCAAGCTTGGGAACAAGGCTTAAAAGGTATTACAATTTATCGCTCTGGATGTGCTAGAGAAGGAATTTTGACAACAAATGATAAAAATAAAGAAAATGAATTAGTCAGAGGAGAATGGTCCCCTATTCCTCAAGATACTATATATGTAAAACGTAAAATATATACTGGCTGTGGAAAACTAGTTTTATTTGTTGGATATAGCAAATCAGAAAATAAAATAACGGATTTTTACATTAAGAGAAGTGCATCTGGAGGTTGTGTTCATAATATAGATGCAGTAGTGATAAGTATGAGTGGAATGTTAAGACTAGGTGGTAATTTAAATAATATCGAAAAAGCATACAGAGGTTGTGGAACATGTTCTTCTTTTACTTCTGCTAGAGTTAAAGGAGAAAAATTATCAAAAGGGAAATCCTGTCCAACTGCTATTTTAAATGCAATTAAAGAAGTTGAAAAGGAATTAATTGAAATAGAAAATGTAAGTGAAAATATTAAAGTTTCATTACAAAATTCAAAACAACTATTTTCAGACAATGAAAAAACATTTATAGAAAAAAATGGAGACAGAGCTTATGCTCAAGTAACAAATAAATGTCCTATTTGTAATAATGAATTAGAAAATAGTGGAGGTTGTCAAGTTTGTCCAAGTTGTGGTTGGAGTAAATGCATGTAATATAAATTTATTCAAAAGGAGTAACAATATGCAAAATAAAGAACTTATTAAATATTTATTAAAGAATTTTGAAGAACAAATTAAAATATGTAATTTTACAGATTCAGAAGGCCATCCATTAGAATTAAATATTCCTTTTTTGCAATTAATAAAAGAATTACACAAGGAAGTAGATTAATGGATAAAATTAATTTTATGAATAGAAAATTATATATTGAAGATTTAATAATATATGTTCTAAGAGGAATTGATTATATAGAAACCAAGAAAGGAGGCGAATTAATGCGAAAATTAGATACAATACAAACTAAAGAAAACTTAAACGACATCTATGCAATAGATAATATTGGGCCAGGTAATGCAAATCATCAATACATGATTGTCCCATCTAAAACTCAAATTACAGATGAAATTCTCAATTATGGATACCTAAGTAAAATTCAAATGCAAAATGGCCCAAGAAATGAAACAAATATAACAAATGGCTTAACTACTAGTGATTTATTAGAGATAGCTAGAGATATACTAAAAGGTTTTCAATCAGGTGACTTTGCAAATATATATAATGAAAAAGCATTAGGACACATTGAAATAGCTTTACTATATCTTAACAAGAGGGTTGAAGATAGAATCAAAAGACAGGTGTTGGGTAAATATGAAAAATAATTATGAAAATTCTAAATATGCAATATCAATTCTTGCAATTGTAGGACTTCTTTTTATTGTAATAGTCTTAATTGCAGACATTTGTACTGCATTTAATATTAATATGAACGAACATGTGTTATTTATTAAATTATTACTTATATCAACATTAATAGGTGGAGCTATTATTATAACTCATGAAATGAATAAAATATCTAAATAAAAAAATGGGAACAAAGAAAAATAATAATTAGGAGGGATAACATGAAAGTATATCCAAAAACTTTTAAAGTACTTGATGTAGTAAAAAGTAAATATAATCACATTGCTGCATTAAAAGGGAGTACATTACAAATAGTTTCATTTGGTAAATTAAGCTATTTGTTATTTGACAATAAAATACGGATAAAAGAATTTAACAAACAAATAACTTATTTAGAATCTAAAAATGTGTATCACTTAGAGTCTAAAGTAGGATTATTTGTATTAGCAGAAGTTTAGGAGGTAACATGAATCTATTTTTAATATGTGGGAAATCAAATAGTGGTAAAGATAGTTTAGTAAATGCTTTAATACAAAATCCTTTTTGTCATGTAGAAAAAGCAATAAACTTTACCACTAGACCAAAAAGAGAAGGAGAAGTTGACGGACTTACATATAATTTCATTACAGAACAAGACTTTGAAGAAAAGCTTAGAAATGGAGAAATACTAGAATACGAATCATATCAAATAGATTCAGAAAACACTAACTGGCTATATGGCTCTATAAAGGGCGAGTTGACTAAATCAGATAATGTAGTAGCAATAGTAAATCCAAAAGGCTTAAAATCCATTCTAGCAACTGATTTAGTCCCTTATATAACCACAATACTAATAGAATGTGATGATAGGATTCGTTTACAAAGAGCTTTAATCAGAGATTCTAATGTTAAAGAAATTATTGATAGATATTTGCGTGATGAAAAAGACTTTGAACATACAGATTTATATGACTATAAAATAAATAATAAAGACTTTTGCAAAGCTTATAATGAGCTTTTAGCAATAATAAAATCTAAACAAGGACTAATTGTTAAGTAACTATATACATAGAAATATGTATTCAAACATATACAAAAGTGGACACATTTGTCTTTTGCATATGGCTTAACAAAATGGTTTCAAGGGTTAGTGACTGCTTTTATGGAAACATATATTGCAGATATGAACTACGTTGAGTAGTAAGGTAAACACACACTTTTAGATGTAATCGTCAGTCTAAAACTCTGTGAGTGCCAACCAAGAAATAATGCTAATGTCCTGCATTGATAACAGGGAAACACATATCCTCTACTTGACATTCCCAAGACGAAAAATTCTCCGAAAGGAAGGTGTCCAGAGATGGAAAATAAAATTGAATATTGTTTTGTTGTGGATAAAAACAATAGACCTTTAGCTCCAACTAAAGTAAATAAAGGTTGGTATTTAATTAGAAAAGGTCGAGCAAAATTAAAAAGTAAATATCCTATGGTGATTCAGTTAAAAAAAGAAGTTGAATCTGATGATGAAGATAAAAGTCATATGGTTTGTGGAATTGACGATGGTAGCTCTCATGTTGGAATAGCGATTGTTCAAAAATGTCCAAGTAAAAATAAAGTTGTATTTAAAGGAACTATTGAACAAAGACAAGATGTAAAACACTTAATGGATGTTCGTAGAGGATATAGACGATATCGCAGATATCATAAAAGATATCGTAAACCTAGATTTAATAATAGAGCATCTTCAAAAAGAACTAATAGATTAGCACCAAGCATTAAACAAAAGAAAGATTCCATTCTTAGAGTTTTATATCAATTAAATAAATGGATAAATATTAAAGAATATTATCTTGAAGATGTAGCAATAGATATAAGAGCAATGACTGATGGATATAAACCTTATAATTGGCAATATCAGAAGAGTAGTAGATTGGATGAAAATCTTAGAAAAGCTACAATATTAAGAGATGACTGTAAATGTCAAGAATGTGGGAAAACAAATACCGTACTTGAAGTTCATCATATTCGAGCAAAGAGATTTGGTGGAGCAAATACTATTGGAAATCTTATTACTCTTTGTTCTTCTTGTCATCAAAAGACAGAAGGGAAAGAACAAGAATTTGAAGAGAGATATTTCACTAAAATAAAAAATAAGCCAAAAAGATTTGATTATGCAATGCATGTTATGCAGGGTAAAAATTATCTTAGAGAAAATATTAAACAGTTAGGGATATTACATCTTACAACAGGTGGAGATACTGCAAATAAAAGAATTGAATGGAATATAGAAAAATCTCATTCAAACGATGCTATCTGTATAACAAATTGTTTTCCAAATACTTGCAATATAAAAGAATGGATAATTAAACCAATGCGTGGAAAATCAAAAGCAAAAACAAATGACGTGCTAGGAATTAAACATAGAGATTTAGTTGAATATACCTATAGAAATGGAGAAACTCATAAAGGATATGTTACAGCATTGTATCCACATCTAAATGCGTTAAATTTTCAAAGTCCTACAAAACATTGCAAAAAAGTCAATGCAAGAAAATGTAGATTACTTTGGAAATATAATAAAATTTATTGGATAGATAGTGTGACATAAACACATTTGTCTATCTTTAAATATAATTAAACACTAAAAGAAAAGGAGAATAATATGGATAAAGAAAATTATTTAATTATGACGAAGATATTAAAAAATGAAGGAAAGACTTTATTAGATTGTAAAGAAGAAACTGTTTCAAATTTTTTAGAATTTATAGGATTTAAATTAACTTTTCAAAGTTCAAAAATTTGTTATCAAAAATATATTGTAATTAACAAATCTCAATATAGAATAACGATATCTCCAAAAACATATAACGAATGTGATATATCTATTTGGAATATTACTAAAAATTCTCCATTTGAACACACAGAAAAAATAATTTTTGAAGATGGGAAAAGCAGAGTAATTCCTATTTGTAATAAAATTATGCAAGGATTTGAAGACTTAGAAGAAGACTTAACTGAATTAAAATTAAAATATAAGTAAGGAGAATAATATGGATATTAGAGATTTAGAAAAAAGAATAAGTAATGAAATAGAATATGTTAAATCGCTCCTTAATGAAAGACTTGATGAAGTGAATGTTTTAATAAAAAAAGAATCAAATTATTTACAACCTAAAACAATAGAACAACTAAATTTAGAAAAGAAAATAGTAAGTAAAGAATTAATTGTATTACAAGAGCTAGAACGTAGAGTTATGGGAAGTTTTAAAGAGTTTAAAAAAGGTAGAGTATAGGAGTGATTGACATAAAAATATTAGGACTAGATGCATCTCTGTCTTGTACAGGGCGGTGTATATTAGAAAACAATAAAGTAATTTCATATGGTAAAATTCAAACAAAGAAATCAGACTTTGATAATGACTTACAGAGATTAAAACATATTACAGACGAAATTGAAAAAATAGCTATACAAAATAAAATTAAAATAGCAGCTCTTGAAGACAGTATTCCAGTTAAAAGTAGTAGAAGTGTTATGCAGCTTAATATATTAAAAGGAGAGCTTATAAGAGCCTTACAGATGAATCAGATTGACATCGACCTAATATTCCCTTCTTCTGTTAAAAAGCTTGTAACAGGCAATGGAAGAGCCACAAAGGAAGATGTGGCTAAGTATATTCAAGAAAACTACATTGACATAGGTGAATATAGTGATAAGCAAGGAAATAATAAAACATCTGATATATACGATGCAATAAGTATAGCAATAGCACATAATAATAAAATGTTAAAAGAGTAGGATTTTTCCTACTTTTTTTGTTGACATACTATTACAAAAATATTATAATAAACTCATAGAAATAAAAAAGGAGGAAATGAAATGAGCGAATTTCAAGATTTAGTAAAAGGTCAAAAAGTTGACTTAACAAAAGGAAACCCAGGATTAACTAAAATTCAAGTTGGACTTGGTTGGGATGTGAAAGCAGGAAATGGAGCAGACTTTGATTTAGATGCAGTTGCTTTATGTTTAACAAATGATAAACTAGTAGATAAATCAGATATGGTATTCTATGGAAATCTTGCACACAGTAGTGGAGCAATAAAACATAGTGGAGATAACCTTACAGGAGTAGGAGAAGGAGTAGACGAGGCTATAAACATAGATTTATCTAAAGTTCCTGATTCAATAAATAAAATAGTATTTGTTGTAAGTATATATCAAGCAAATGCAAGAAGACAAAATTTTGGACAAGTTAATAATGCTTTCATTCAATTAGTAAATTCAGAATCTAACGAAAACTTAGTTAAATTTGATTTATCAGAAGATTATTCAGTTGAAACTTCTATGATTCTAGGAGAAATATACAGACATAATGGAGAATGGAAGTTTAATGCTAAAGGTGAAGGAATCGAGGGAGAGCTTGGAGATGTTAGAGCAAAATATTTGTAAGAGACTTATGAAATGCCATAAAAAAAGACGAGTATATGTTTCTGCTAAATATGGAGGAAAACAAGAAAATAAAGATATTATAGAAAAACAAATAAAAGAATTAATTGAATATGATAAAGAAATGGGAATAGATGATATTATTTATATTTCTCCAGTTCATTGTTTCGGATATTTGTATGATGTAGTTCCTTATGAAGAAGGACTTGATATGTGTTTAGAATTATTAAAAACATGTGATGAAATAATATTTTTAGATTCTTGGCAAACTAGCAGAGGAGCTAATATAGAATATGGATTTGCAAAAGGTATGAAAATGCCAATGTATTATAAAACATCAAGAAAATAAGACAATAAATAAGATAATTGGGACAATATAGGGACTGGAAATTTTCTAGTCCCTTTGTAATAGGAGGGTTTTATGAAAGTTAAAATAAAAAAAACACACAAAGATAGTAAAATACCAGAATATAAAAATGGAAATTGGATAGATGCTTATGTTGCAGATGTAGCAATTGTATCTAATAATCAAGATTTCAAAATGAGTAATTTAGAATGGACAAGTGAAATATGTGAAGGTGCGAAAACAATATATGTTCCTAGTGATGCAGTAGTTGTTATAAATCTAGGATTTGCAATAAGTCTACCAGAAGGTAAAGAAATGCACATATTACCTAGAAGTGGGACATTCCGTAAATATGGACTTTTACTTACAAATAGCGAAGGCATAATAGACAATAACTATAATGGGAATACAGATGTTGTAATGGCTATGTTTTATTCAACAAGACAAACAAGAATTTCAATTGGAGAAAGACTCGTACAATTAAAAATAGAAGATGTTATGGAACAATATGAATTTGAAGAAGTAGATGACCTTGGCAATGAGGCGAGAGGTGGGTTTGGAGGAACTGGTCGATGATTAGTTCAATAAAGAATACAGAACTTGTTAGAATTGTAAATACAAGGCTTTCTCAAATAACTAGATTTTCTTCTGATTTAAAAGTCAATTATGTAATTTGTGATGAAAAAGTTACAGAATCTAATTGTGATTATTGTCATTATCTAAAAACTGTTTGGGATACTTCCACTTTTGAATTACAAAATGCTTTATTGGGAATATATTTAAAATTAATTACAAAAGAAATACTTCCTAAATACGGAAATAAAAATTTTGGAAACAGAGATTTTAAATATTTAATCGGAAATGTGCAGCTTGATTTAAATTTTGAGGGCAGATTAATGACAATTAAGCTACCAATAAAATTTAAGGAGGTGTAATTATGCCAACATTAGGAATTGGGTATCAAGACAAATGGACTTCTATATGTGTAACTTACAATGGCAAGGTAGTGGAATTAACTAATTTTTACGACAAAGATTTTAGTGATATTGCTTATCGCATAAATCAATATACTGAATTATATGATGTAAATTATATACTTTTAGATGAAAAAGAAAAAACTTTATATGAAGAATTATGTAAAGAGATTAATATCTCGAAAATATATCAATATAATAAAGATAAACAAATGGAATATGAGTTATTGGATATACTCAATAACAGTTCTTTTGTTGAAGAATTAGGATATAAGATTTACAGAAAACAACCAGATTTTTTAGGGGATAAACAACTAGATAGAAGTAAATATACTGATTTAGAAATAGCCACTTTAGATGCTATAGGTTGGGCATTTTATCAAAAAGAAGAAACACATAAAGCTCCTAAGCCATATAATTATAGTTATTTTATTTCTTATCATTATAAAGTAGACGGAGGATTTGCAATCGGAAATACTATTGTGGGAAGAAAAACAGAAATAAAAACAGTAGCAGACTTTAGAGACGTAGAAAAAGAAATTCTTGATTATGTGATAGGAGAGGATTGTGAAGTAGATAAAATAATTATCTTAAATTTCCAAAGAATGGAGTAATTAAGTGACAAAATACAAAAGAATTATTGAAGAAGGTGTAATTGGTAGAAATGATTTCTTTGCAATCAATCCTTGTGTAATTTGGAAAGGTTCTAACCTAAATAGTAGTAAAGAAATTTTAGAATCTCTTGTCTTTAATAATTAGGTATTCCACTTTTGGAGGACTCAAAATAAAGAAACTGTCCACCTTTGCAGTGCCTTTTATTGACTGAATTTAAATAGAAATTATCTACCTAATGTTCTATTTACACTACCTTTGACTGTTTTTATTGTTAGACACACTACAGGTTAAGTCGCTTAAAATAAATTAGGTTGCTCTAATTACAGGGCGACCTATAGAAAGGAGAAAATATGGCGAACGAAATAATAAAAGTCTTAGATAATCTTGGTGAGAAATTTGGTATAGCTATAGACTGGTCTTCTGCAAATGTTGTACCATATCTTCAAGATTTGATGACAAGAATTGTAAAATATGAAACATACACTAGCATAGCTTGAATTATATTATTTATCTTAGGAATATTAATATTACTTGCTATAAGAAAACTTATAAAAGACGAAGAAATTAAAGAATATATAAGCATGGGATTAGCGATATGGATAGTATTGTCGGCTTTAGTATTTTCAAAACAAGTACTTGATATTATAGAAGTAAATACAATTCCTGAAAAATATGTTATTCATATGATAAATAATGAATTAGATAATGAATAACCAGACAAAGAAAGAAACAGGTTGATTTTACATAAGGAGGGTATAGCATGAAATTAATGAGTTGTTTTGATAATTTTCAAGCAGATAGAACTTGTGAATTATGTAAGATTGTAAACCATATGCAATATAGATATTGTAAACAATTAATGCAACTAAAGAAAGAAATTGAAAAATGTTGCCGTGTTTCAGAATGTGAATATGCAAAAGAAAGATGTGAAGAATGGCAACCTTATACCGAATGTGTATATTTTAAATGTGATTGTAAACCTAGAGAACTTTGTATGAAATCAGAATATGAACAAGCCTTAAAAAATTATAATACTGCAAAAGAAAAATACATAAAAATAATTAGAAATAAATTAGGAACGTATGTTCTTAATGACGAAGGGATACCTTCAAAAGATTTACTTGTTATTGGAAATATCTATAAAGATAAAAAGGTATTGGAGGAAAATAATGAGAGAGTATAAATTTAAAGGATTTTCTAAGTCAAAAAATGCTTGGATTATTGGATTTGGAGCAAAAGAAATAAGAGTTAAAGAAGAAAATATCGCTATTTTATGTACTAACAAAGGATATGAACAAGTTTATCCAAATAGTGTGGGACAATATACAGGAATAAAAGATATAAACGGGCAAGACATTTATGAGCGAGATTTAGTCAGATTAGATATTGATTCAATGTCAGATTTAAAATTAATTTCTTCTCCAATAACTCCTGATAGTGTATTTTACGGAGAAGTTAAATTTTATGACGGAAGTTTTTATATAGACAATGGAATGGAAGCTTGTTTATTGTTTCAAGAAATTAATCAGATTGAAATAGTTGGTTCTAGTTTTATTATTTAACAAGGAAGGAAGAGTAAATATGAATGAATATCCAATAGAAACTTATTTTGAATCAGATTGGGAAACAATTAATGGAAAGAAATTAGAAATAGAAAGAGCTAATTGTTACGACAATCTCAATCCCAATAAATTCGACATATCAACACTAAAAAATTATGGAGACCGATATGAAATAAAAGTAGTAAGAGATTTTGAAAGAGTTTCATCAGATTGTACTCGATTAGAAGTAGCTTGTTTTGCTAACGGATATATAAGAGCTTGGAATCCAAAAGCAACTAAAGGATTCCCTTTTGGTTGTAAAGTAATCCAAATATCTCCTAGCGAATATATTGTAAAACATTATAAAGGTTATTAAAGGAGGTGAATTTATGACTTTATCGGGAGTTATTACAGTAGTGTTACTTGTATTAAAGGTGCTAAATATAATTAATATTTCATGGTGGATTGTGTTTGCTCCAGTAGTAATAGTTGTATTAATACAAATAATAATATTTGTTGTTCTACATTTAATTTTAAAATAAGGAGAAACGTATGAAAATGTATGAAATTGAATGGAAATATAAAATATATAATACCATTAATATATCTTTCGTGGCAGGAAGAAATACTAGAGCTGCGATAAAATCATTTCTAGATGTAACAAAAAACTTTTCTCCAATAATAATTGTTGGAGTTAATAAGGTAAAGGATATATAAAAATGGATAATACTACATTACTAGATAAATACATAGACATAAGAAATAAAGTAAAAAATAATAAATCTGTATCTCAAAATGAATTAATAATAAAAGACTTATTAGAAACTCTGTTTGATATTATAGAATATAAAACATCTTTAGATAAGTCACATATTTCAGAAGATGTATTTATAGATAAATTAGATAAGGCTTTAAATGTAATAGATAAGAAATATTAAGTGTTTAGAAAGGAGAATAAAATGAAATTAACAATAAAGCAAATGGACTTGTTTAAAAGTAAAAGAAAAGTATTAGTTCATTGTATTTCACAAGATTGTGCTATGGGTGCAGGAATTGCTAAAACATTTGATAAAAAGTTTCCAAACATGAGAAATGCCCTTTTATATGAGTTATCTGAAAACAAAATTAAATATCCAGTTTCCATTCCATATTGTGAAAAGGATATGGTTGTTATAAACATGATAACTAAGCCAAGATACTTTAATAAACCTACATATTCAGAGTTTAGAAAGGCTCTAATAGAGGTTAAATATATTTGTCTTATGAATGGTTATAAAGAAATTGGAATGCCTAAGATTGGATGTGGGTTAGATAAACTGTCATGGAAGAAAGTTGAAAAAATGATAAGAGAGATATTTGACGATACAGATATTGATATATTGGTATGTTGGAAATAAGGTAATTTAGTTATCTTGAAATAATAATTTCAATAATTTTCATATTAAAAATATTATTTTTATGCTAATATAATATCAAAAAAAGAGGTGAAAATATGAAATTTAAAAAGAAAGAACAAATAATACTTCTTCTTAATAAAATGAAAAAAAATAATTATGATTTAGATGTTATTAAAGCTAATCCTAATTGTTTTACAGATTCATATTCAATAGATACATACTATAAATCATTAGGGAATATGTTCATTGAAGAAGGTTATTATATATATACAATAAGTCAAGATAATTTTATTAAATGTTATTTTAAAAAACAAGAAAACAATATTTATGTACTTATATTTGTATCTGAAAAACATTTTAATATATATTTTGAAATAATTTATGATATTGATAAAATTAATGCACAAATAAATGTTGATGATAAAATTTTTATAAAGAATAAAGAAGAAATGGAACAGGTAATTAAAGAAGTCTCTGAAATGGTTATGGTTCAAATTGCTTGCATTAATTATTATGCCACAAATAGTGATGTAACATATTATCAAAAAGTTGAAAGAAAAATAGTAAACAAATATTCTAATGTTTCTAGTAAAAAAAATAAAACAAAGAATAAATCTAAAAAAATAACTTTATCTACTAAAGTAATCACTATTCCGAATAATTTGAATAATAATCCAATTAAAAGAAGTTATATCAGAAGAACTGAAAGTTGGAAAGTCAAAGGTTTCTGGAGAACTTATAAAAACGGTAAAAAAGTATGGATTAAACCTAGTGTTAGAGGAGAAAAAGATAAAAAAGCAGAATCAAATATATATGAATTAGAAAAATGACATTGACATATTTTTATAATTATGATATTCTATATGCATAGAAATATTTTTGCTTTGAGTGAATATTCTCAAAAATATTACTTATTATAGAACACTCTTATTGGCATTTGAGTGTTCCTTTCGCAATAAGAAAAAAATTAGGGACGGGAGTTACCCCGTCCCTTTTGCTTTAGTTTTTTATAATATAAAACAATTATCTTTCAAATACTTCTATATATTTACTTGATGCAGTTACATAAATTCCTGATTTAGTAAGATACATATCAGTTCCAGTTCTTTCTATTTTCTTTACTATAGTTAATACTGTTCCAACTTCAAGTTTTCCACATACAGAATCTTTATTGAAATTTGGAGCATTATGCATATTTATTTCCTTAATTACTCTTAAGTATTTAGTTTTAGTAGTTGTAGTATTTGGAACTTGAGTTACTTTACCTTTCCCATTTGTACAATTTACTATATCGTTGACTTTTATTTTTCCTTTTGTTAAATTATAACAGTCTAATTTAAACTGTTCGTATTTTTTAGGATTTAAAACCATATATATTGGACATAACTTATAAGCTCTACCAACAACATCTGTATGTCTTATTATATCCTTTTTACAATTTAGTCCTTTTCTATCACATAGCCATGCACATAATTGAACCATACTTCTATAAGTTGCATCTGTATAATGATTATCTTTACCTGTTGTCGCAACTTCAATTCCAACCGCATATGAATTAGCACTATTTGTAGCATAACACATTTCATTAATTGGTATTAATTGATATATAGTACCATCAAGGTCTATTACATAATGAGCAGATGCATAAATATATCTACCATTTACTTTAGTTCCATTTGCAACGACATTGTTAAAGTAAGAGACTGTTGCACTTCCTTTTACATCTGCTTGACCTGTGTAATGAATGGCAACCTTTGTATAATTTAATGATGTTCCAGGTCTACCATATTTGTTTTTCTTTTGCCATTTTTCAACTATTGTTGGTTTTTTAACTGACATTTAACATCACCTTTCTTTAATTATTTTTATGTAAATTTGTCAACTTATTTTGTTTGATTGTTATTTATCTTTATTTTCAGTTGAATCTCTTAGTTGTTCTAAAACATCTTTTAATGCATCAGGAATAGGAATGAATTCGCTTGCATTCTCTAATAAGCTTATAGATTCATTTGCAATAAAAAACATTATAACCATTTCTCTTATAGCAATATTACTTGCAGTTACTTTTTGTATTTCGTATGCAACAGCTATCACTATAAATATGAATACTTTTCTAATTATTCCCCTATATCCAATTTTGCTAGATAATTTTTTATTATATATAGCTTTTAAAACACCTGCTATATAGTCTAAGACAACCAGAGTTAGCATTGTGCTTAATAACATATCCCAACCTCCTAAGTGCTGTCCTATGAATCCACCTAATATGGCTGCAAAAATACTTATAGTATTAAAATATTTTTCCATAAAAATCTTCCTTTCTAATTTTATTACAATAAATTACTGTTTCTTTCTTTAAACTTCCACCTCCTTTATATAAAATATCTATATTAAAATCCTAAAATAGACAATAAAAAAGCCACCATAAAAGGTGGCAAGCTCCATAAGTGTATCTTTCTTTTTTTGGCAAGTAGGAGCAATATATGTAATAATACCATAATTACCCATGTATTTCAATAAAAAAATTGCATAAAGCAATTTAATATTTGGAATTATTTACATATATAAAACAAACCCAGATTAATTTCTAGGCTCATTTCCGTATCCTGTATGGTAAAAGTGTATATTTATATTATATTTGCCTAAATAGATTTTATGCTTTAAATTATATGTTAAAATTTTGTAAAATTGGAATATTTTCAAAGACAAAAATCATATGCTATGATATGTGTAACGATTATATAGGGAGCGATAGCGACCGAGAGTAATCGTGAAACGGTCATATCAAGGTTATAGCAATTTAGGATATCTATGTCTTTTAAAGTCTTTTAAAATCTTTACATAGAATTATATATTTTTCCAGAAAAATAAGGAGATTTCTCTCCTTTTTATTTTGGTAATTTAACCACAAATGCAGAATATACTTTTTCATCACTCTTAACCAAACAGAGTGCATGAAATCTTTTCAAATTAAGGAAATCAGACTCTGTATAGCCTTCCTTGATAAATAGTTCCTTAAGTTCAAAGAAGTTTCTTATATCCGCTCCAGCAATGAGTATGAAACTCATACCACTACTTAATATTGCTTCTTTACACTTCTTATTACATTGATTAAGAAAATGCAAGCTTATTGTTGGAATAAAAGAGAATTTTCTACATTCAGTTAAAATGTCTTGGAATATGATTTGAGCAGTTGGAAATAAATTAATTTCATCAATAAATATATGAGTTTTAGTCTTGGAGCTAATTTGTTTAGCTAACCATACTTTGCTAAGATAAAATGTAGCAATTAAATCTCTTATACTTCTATTTGTAAAATCTTCTTCTCTAGCCTTTATTAATATAATTTTATTTTCATTAAGAGCTTTAACAAAATTAATATTATTTGCAGCAGATTTATTAAAAGCTAATTTAGTATATAAGTTTGTTTTTAATATACTGATTCTATCTATAATTCCATCAATTTTTGTATCATAATTTTCAACATTTCCGTTTTTATCTATTTTATCTAATTCCATTAAGTCATTTATTTCATCTTCTAATAATACCTTGTCATTTCCACTTAGACCATGTAGTAAATCTTCTCTTGAATTAGGACTCATTAAAACTCTTATAATGTCTTTAAAACTTGAATTTGAGTCTTTATAAAAAGATATTGTACATGCTGTATTAAAATATCTTAACATTCGTGGAGTTAATTTTGTTTCTGCATTTATAGTATTTAAAAGCATATAAAGTTGAGATGATTTTTCCATACATTTCGCTATTTTTCTATATTTATCAGGACTATTACAGGTAAGTTCGTTAAAACAAAATCCTTGCAGTTGATGAACATCTGAACAATCTATTTCTATTAATCTATTCCTTGGAGTTACTGCTTTAATATTTTCTGCTAATTCGCAATCTTTTATGATGTCTAAAACTACTAAGCCATCCCCTTTTTGTATTATACTTTCTGCTAAACGAGTCATATTATTAGTTTTACCTGAACCCATTCCTCCTATTAAAACTCTTCCTAATCTACTAAAGTTTTTGTCAGTAGAATAATATACTTCTTCTCCTTTTAAGGAATGCGCCATAAATAAATCTCCTGTTTTCAAAGAATTTGGAATGGCTTTATCATATATATCATTGTGTTCAATGCTTTTATATTGTTTAATAATAGAATCTCCAGGTAATGCTACGAAATTAGCATCTTCATATATAGAAGTATTAAGAATTTTTACATATGGTAATACTGGTTTAGTGATGTCTATTTCTTTTTTTAATCTTTTGCTAACAAGTTCATTGTCATTACTCACTTCACTATATGTCCCTATGAGACTCTCTGCAATCGTTTTAGAGCGACTTTTGGAGTTTCCGTTAGTAGTTATTAGTATTTGTGTTTTACAAATGTCAGAATTGCTTTTATCAAGTGTCTTTTGACTTAACTTATCAAATACAACTTTTCTTTCAGTTTGTTTTATATCAAATATAAAATCTAATGTAGAGTTTATAAAATCAATACTATAATCTAATATTTTTATTACTATATTAAGGAGTTTATTAGATGTATATTTTACAGAACTTTCTTTATATTCTTTTATGAATTTTTGACAAGAAGCTTTAAAATAGTTTAGCTGCTTTTCAGAGGTAGGAATAAAATTATATAGAATGCTAACTTCTTCATCACTTTGTAAAAGTTCTATAATTGTCATATTTGCATTAAGAAGCTCATTGTTTCTCATATCTGCATTAGTAGAGAAAAAATCTTTTTTCTTGTACATAAGTTGATATTGAATTCCATTTTCTATTAGTGGAATATTATCAAGTTCTTCTATTTCTACCGACTTCCAAACCTCTTTGAATTTTACTTTAAATTTAGAATAAAAGATTTTTGGAACAATGAAATAGAAATTAATTTTTTCTTTAGTAATATAGACATAATAGCTAGCTTTAAGTTGCGTTTTTATTACTAATTTTTTATCTTCTATACATATTAATTTATTTAGGCTTATAAACATTTTATTGACTAATCTTAAAATGTCATGAGTTTTATTGTTTTTTATAGATTTTGTAGGAATGAGCTTAAGATAAATATATTCCTGATTTTTTATTTCAAAATATTTAGATATAGGAATACTAAGCATTTGTAATAACTCCAATAATTATATTTAAAATTAAGTATATGCAAGGAATCATAAATGCCCATTTTTTACCTTTGTCGTAGCCAAAAACATACAATAATAGTGCTACAAATCCTGCAACAAGGCAAACATTAAATGAAAATTTTTCAATAAGAATTAAAAGCTCATATCCAGTTTCTTTTAAACTTTCTATCGGATGTAAAAGAATATCTAATTTATCCATAACTTGCATAAATTTTTCTTCCATAACTTTCTCTCCTTTACATTTTTATCATTGAAAATAATTTTGGGTAAAATGTTAAAAGTATATATATCAAAAAGTATTGGATTCCTGCTGTTGTTGCTTGACGGAAGTCTGCTCCTTGCAATGCATTTTCTATAATGCTTTTAATCCCCATGCACATGCAACCATATTGTGCAAATATCATTAATAAATCGAGTATTTGATTTGCTACATTTGATATTTCGGTTTCAGTTGTTATTCCATAAGAAATAAATCCTTTATGCATAAATATAGCTATTAAAATAATAATTTTTTTATATTCTACTTTACTTAGGCTATTAAGAAACTTTTCAACAATAATATATTTACTAATATTTTCATTTTCTATCATTTGTTTATATTCTGAAAATGTATAAGATTTCATGTATAATTTACCTCCTTTTGGCTATACTAAAAAATAAAACGAGGTGATATAACAATGGGTGAAGCTTTATTTTGGTTTGGACTATCTTTTGCTTTTAACTGCTTGCGTAGTTTGATTTAACTCTGAATACATTTTCTCTCTTAAAACATATTTGATATAGGCACTCTTATTCCCGTATGCAGAAAATTTTTCTTCTAACCAAGAATATAAAAGAGTGTCTTCCATATTATTCTTGAAACTTATCTGAAATGACTTTTTATTTTTATTCATAAATTTTCCCTCCTTTTACTGTCTTTTAATAGATTATATGTAAAAGTACTGAAAAATATTCCAAAAAAAATTCCCTTAGTCGAAACTAAGGGTTAGTCTAAAGGAGACTATATACAAATAGAACAACTATTAATATATTACCCTGTTTTACAATAATTATACAACCAAACATTTATTATACTGATAATTAACTTTATCCATAGATGTTTTAGCATATATTTGAGTTGTGACTATATTTTCATGTCCTAAAAGGAATTGAACAGTTTCAATATCTGCTCCACTATTGAATAAAGATGTAGCAAAAGTGTGTCTTAACTTATGAGGGAAAATTATAGGAAGAATTGTTTTTCTCTTAGATATATTTGTTAATATCTTTTGAATTGCACGAACTCCAAGTCTTCTGTATGGTTTTCTTTCAGAGATAAACAAGGCTTCATTTTTACCTTTTCTGTTGTCTAAATATTGTTTTAGATATAATTTACATTTGTCATTAAATAATATAACTCTTTCTTTATTTCCTTTTCCAATTGTTTTTAATTTATTTGAAGAAAAATCTAATTCAAATATGTTTGTCTTTTGAATTTCAGAAACTCTCATGCCTGTTGCTAACATAAATTCAACTAAAGCTCTTTCTCTATCTGTTTTACAACACATTCGTAAATTTTCCATTTCTTCTATAGACAAAGGTTCTCTAATCCTTTGAGGTTCTTTTATTTTTCTTAACTTCTTTGTTGGATTTTTGTCTATGTATTCTTCTTCTACTAACCAACTGAAAAATGACTTTATTACTGAAATTAATCCATTTACAGTTGAAGTTTTTACTGATTTCTTTTTAAAATTTAAATAAGCTTTTAAATCAACTACTGTAATTTGAGGAATCTCTTTATTTACATAATCTAAGAAATATTTTAAAGTATACATTCTGTTTCTAATAGTTCCACTTGCATAGTCTAAAGTTTCCATGTCTTGTTTATATTCGTCTAAAATTTCTTGTGTATTGTTCCCTTTTTTATTTATTAATTCAATATCATAGTTTCTTACTACATCATATAATATTTTTTCTAAATCATCTTTTTCTATAGTATTATCAACAATTCTATTCATTATTTGTTTTATTATTTTTTCATTATCTTTGTTCATTTTTATTCCTCCTTTATTTAAATTATACTTACATAATATAACATTTTGGTTATATTTTCAACAAAAAAAATATATTTTTAATTAAATATTTATATTTTTAGAATTTTAGTGTATAATATAAACAGGAGGTGGAATATGGATATTTCAACACAAATAAGAAAAATAATGTTAGATGAAAAAGTAAATATAGTTGAATTGGCTAAAAGATTAGATACATCGCAGCCAAATGTTTCTGCGAAGCTTAGAAGAAATAATTTTAATATTAAAGACTTAGAAAAGTTTTCAAAAGCATTAGGTTATGAAATTGAAATTGTATTTAAAAAGAACCCCTAGAAAAATCTAGGGGTTTTATTTTTATTTAAAGATTCTATTGACGTTTAAGTTTAATCCTAATAAGTATTTTATTAAATGAGGTAAATCAAGTTACTTATTGATTCGCAATATTTTTAAATTGCGAACTAAATATTTTTATATTTCTTGCCAAGGTTTGAAGTTTCCTATTCTTTCTAATAAAGTATTAGCATCATTAGAAAAAGAAATAGCTCTATCATCAACATATACTATAGCTGGTGGTTTTGTATCTGATATTTCATCAACTACTATGTTATATTTACGTAAATAATCTTCTATAGCCTTTATACCTTTTTGTGTAGATGTTCTACTCGATACAACTACCACTTTATATTTTTGTCTAATTTCATCAATAGCCTCTTTTATTCCTTTGCAAGGTGGGTCAGGTATATTTTCCAATCCTTGCCATCCACTAATATAAGAGTGGATTACTCCATCAAAGTCTAGTACGACTGTTTTCAATGTATCCATATTAATAATTCTCCTTTTTTTCATAATGAGGTTCGAAACCACTTATTTCAAAACAACTTCCTTTTCCTTCTTCTAAGTAAGGACAATTTTCTTTATGTTTACAACTATCACAATCCCCTATTAAAGATTCAATTATATTTTTGATAAATTTAAACATTTTTAATAATCACCTACTTTTTAAATTGCGAATTAATTCATTTTTGCAATAAAAAAAGAACTATTCAGTTATTAGTTCTTCGCAACCACTTTCTATAAGTATTTGTTTAACTTGCTCTTTAAGTTTTGCAGGTACTTTTGCATATGTTAATTTACCTTGCATTATTCTATAAGCTAAAAATTCTGCCATATCATTCACCTCCTCCCAAAGTCATCATTATTAATTCCTCAATCGCTTGTGCTTGTCTTTCTTGTTCTTCTTGAATCAAGTCTAGTTGAGTTTTAGATTGTTCTGTTTGTTCTTGTTGTTGCATTTTTTCAAATTCTTCTATTTCTTCTGTTGTAGCATCTCTATATATTCCATTATCGTATATTCTATATGTCATAATATCCCTCCTTATCTGCCATAAATCTTATAATTATTACCTTCAGCAAAGGTACCATATCTAAAAAGCAATTTATTTATACCTTTTTTATCATTCCAATTTGCTGAATTATATGTGCCATCACTGCTAGAAAGATTTGAATTATTGCATCTTTTCCAAATTAAAAATAAAACTGGATTTTCAGCACATAAATATATCGAAAATGTACGTTCTTCATTTACTTGCCATAATATCGATGATAATACTAAATCAACCCCACTTGCTTGATTTTCAGAATAACTAGTTATTGCCATTCCACAATTAGATGTTCTTCCTGCTTTTCCTTTTGCTATTATTAATATTTCTTTATAATCATTATCAAAAATTTCCGTAATTGCACTAACAGTTTCTGTTAAAGTTAAATCTTTCAATAATTTCCACTCTTTTTCACTTCCACCAGTACCACCTTCACCTCGAGGAATACCTAAATTCAATAGAGGATTTTCTGTAGTTCCTGTAATACTCGCAGTCGCACTACTTCCACTCTCAAGTGTTTCTACTGTACCAATTTGCAAGCTTGGAGTTGCTCCAGTATCTCCTTTTGCACCAGCTTCGCCCTTCCATTTATACCAAGTATAAGAATGTGGGTTTATTGGAGCATCTGCATTTGCATCTACACATAAGCCTATATATGCGTTTGGTGTATCTGATATTTGTCCTGCTAACTGTGGTGCTCCTGTAGTTGAATATTTTATATGTAAATACTGACTTGTGCCCCCACCACTTGATATAGGAAGTGTTATTCCATTGCCTAATTTACTACCCTTTGAATTTACAAGTTGAAGTAAATTAGTAGCACTATCTAATGACAAATCAGTTGGTTGGTTGTTCGCAATATCTTTAAATTGCGAATTAAGTGTTTCTATATCTTCACGAGCTTTAGCGTCTTTAAGATTAATTTCTATTCCATTTATCTCAATTGATTTTGCATCTGCCAATTAAATCACTTCCTTTATTTTTTCAGAATTATTATCATAATCTATCTTACCTGTAATAATAATTTTTTCTTCATCTGGATTATATTCTAATTCAATACTTCCACTCGGAATATCTGGAGTAGTTCCTTCTGACATAATATCCTTATTCACCTCATATAAAAATGTATTTAAAGGAACGACTTTTTCAGTTGTTGATTTATCTTCAATAATAATTTGACAAGAATATTTTCCTTCAATATTTTTATATTTATCTTCTAAATTACAGTAATATAAGTTATTGTTTTTATCATATTTTGTAAGCTCTTTCTTTAACACATCTCCCTTTGGATTTTTTATATATAAAGTTGTTTTAAAATTTGTTAAATCAATCTTAAATCCATTTCTTGTAATATTAATATAAAAATCACTTGTTTGATTATCACTTAAAGAGAACTCCATTTTTAAATCATTTTCTTTTCTTGAGATTAAATCTAAATAAATAGCTTTGTATTTTTTATCTAGCATATAATCACCTCTATTCATTTATAGCTTTACTTATTTTTATTTTTTCAGAATCACTATCGTAAGTTGCATTGATAGATTGTTCTTTAGGCACAAATGTTTTAGTGGTTTCTCCTATTGTAACAACAAGTTCTCCATCTTCATTAAAAGAAAGAATATTTTTTATTAATTTAGATATGTCAACATTTTCTGTAATTTGCTTTAATATTTCACTATCGTCAATATTATAAAGACAATCTGCATACATTTCTTTTTCTTCAATTGTCTTTGGAATTGGTAAATTTGTTTTTTTAAGTAAATCTATTAAATCATTATCTGATATTCCATAGGATTTGATTGTTTGATATATTTTATAAAATTGTTTATTATTTTTAGGATAATCTAAATTTCCATATCTTTGTCCGTATTTGTCATTAAAATACTTTAATAATTTTATCACTTAATATCCTCCTTTATTTTGTATTTCTAAAAATTTCTATCCATTTGTCATTAAAAAACATAAATCCGATAGATTCTCCTTTAGATATTGTTACCTCACTACTATCTCTTAGTTGAATATAAGTATTATTTGAAAAAACTTTATTTGCATTTCCGTATATATAAACAATAACGACTTGTCCATTTGTTCCATTTAAAAAATTAGTTATAGATTCACTAGTCCAACTCATTATTACATTGCAATTTCTAACGTCTGGAGTTGGGTTGTTATTTGCATGTCTATATGCCAAAGATAAAGGATTTAAAGTTGTTACACTATTATTCATATTTATATCTTGATTCTTTTTTAAAGGGTGAGATAAGGTATTCCCAAGTAAAGAAAAAGCAGACTCTTCGTGTCCGCCTCCTGCATTTGTTTCTGTTCCGATAATAATGTCTTCATTAGTATTAATAATTCTATTACCAGAGATTGTCCCTGACATAATTGTTCCTTCAATGCATATGCCATATTCTTGCCCCCATATTAATGAATTCACAATATTTAAACATCTATTATAAGTACCACCGCAATAAATCGCATATGTTTGAGATGTTCTATTTGAATTATTTTCAATGTAACAGTTATTGAAAGATACTTCATCAAAATCAAGCAATTTCACAGCATATTGTATTGAGATATCTATATTTCTACAATTATTTTCAAAATTACAATTATTAAAAGATATTGTTTTAAATGTTTCAGCATTCCCTCCATCAAGAAAAATAGCATTAGTTTGTGAGTTTCTTATGTGTATATTATTAAATGTTAATAAATTTTTTGCTCCGTTCCCATTTATACTTAATCCACTATAGCAATTTTCTATCCAAAAATTTTCAAATATAGACCAAATACATCTACCTTCCATGCTTATTCCATATTTAAATCCATTTTGTATAATAATGTTATTGAATACATGTCTATCATTTTCTTTTTCTCCAATAAAAGAAATTGCATTAACTGAAGAAAAATTTGAATTATTTCTTAATGTAAAATTTGAAAATAAGTTATTATTTATATTTCCATTTACTGAATTTAATTCTAAACAAAAAGTATTACTCGAAGGAACAAAAATTGTATTCGCAATGCTCTGCCCTCTAAAAGATATTCCTGATTTATTTATACTTAAAGTGAATTTATATATTCCGTTTGGGAAATATAAATTTTTATATCCATTATTGATTAATTTTAATAAAATTCCAGAATTATCTGTCTCTCCATCATTTTTTACTCCATAATTTAACACATTAATATATTCAAAATCATCTTTTATTTTATCAATAATAGATTTTTTAGACATAATAGGAAGAGATACTCCCTTTCCTATTTTATTACCTAAATCGTCTATTAAAAACAAATCATTATTATTACTACTTAATTTTAAATCATTTACAGAATCTTTTATATATTGTTTTCTTCTTGATACATAAATTTCATTAGGCATTTTTTCACCTCTATTCTATCCTTAATAACTTAGGATTCCAAATATATCCTGTACTATCTTTTGTCGGAGATATATAGATATAAATATAAACACTTTCAAAATTATTCGTAATTTCAAATTCTACACCGTTACCTAAGTCCCAACCTAATAAAGTTTCATCACTTGCTTTTCTTATTGCTAATCCCCATGTTGTTCCAGTTGTAACATCTGCTCGTAATGGACATCCAGTTAAAGAATACTTTCCTTTCTTAAGAGAAATTGGATAGGACTTATTTGTAATGTAAAAAGTCGTTTCAACAGTTGGAGTTCCTGTTGTTGTAATTTGACCTGTTTCAAACACATTAAATGTAACACCGTTTAAAACAGTTTCTCCAACATCTCCACTTCTATATAAATTAGATATTAAGTTTATGCTTGAAATCTCTGAAATTGGCTCTCTCGGTCTGTAATCGGGTCTACAACAGAAAACAATATCACTTCTTGAAGTTGATTTAGTTCTAATGCAAACTCCTTCATAGCTCGTTACATTATAATATTCAAAATAAGTAACTTTTCCGTTAGAATCTCTTTGCATATAACTTTCTTCTGCAACTATTCCTACATGAGAAATATTTTTAAATCTATTATTTATATGATAAGTCCCATCTTCGTTTTTAGCTGCATGAAAAGTTAAATCTCCAGGCATAACTTCTGTTACATCAATCAATGTGCCTAAACAATAAAAATATTCTGCCAAGTCTGCAGCATATCTAATTTTCCCATTTGAGAAATTACTTGCAGATTGGTTTACAAGAGACGAAAAATTATAACTATAATCAGTTCTTGGAATAATAGTTGATGCATCTATAATTTGATTTACTTGACCAGATACTTTATGATAAGGAGAATGTATATAATCAATTCCTAATAGGTATAATAATATATATGTTGAACAATCTATGTAACACTTCCCATTAGAGTCTGTTAACTTTCCTTCAAATATGGTATCTCCACCACTATAGACAAAATTTACTTTTCCACTTACTCTCGCATCCCAATAACTTCTTGCAACCTTTAAAGCTTCATTTGCATATGCCCCAGTCCAAATTGGTTTTTCATATTTTACTTCAACTATTTTATCTGCCGTTCCTCGAACTCCAAATATATAATTTCCAACAGTTCTTCCTCTAGCAATATTTTCTGCTTTTAAATTACTATCTCCTTGCACTGTTATATTCCCATTTAAATAAACTCCTCCACTAATAACTTGATTACTAGTTGAAGGAGTTATTGTACTTCCTGCCTTAGATTTTATTGGTCCACTTATTGTCCCATTTTCGATATATGCCATTTTTTTTATTTCATCTGCAAAATTATTTCCAACAATAGTTTCTGTTGTCCCCTTAACACTTCTAATGGCATTTGCTATTTCTTTTAATTTCTCTTTTATTTGTATTATCATTAATATTCCTCTTCCATAATTTTATTTATAGAATTATAGATTTCTATTAATGCATCTTCTGTATTTGTGGCATCAAAGATATTTGCAGCATCTTTTATTTTTAATTTAGTAGCATCAGGAAGTTTTTCATCTATTTCTGTTGAAATAAACGATTTCAGATTATTTTGAATATCTATTTTTAAAGCATTTATTTCTTGAGTAGTATAATAATCTACTCCCTTAGTTGGAGTTTTCCCGTCTTCTCCACTTTCACCTTTAGGAATACCAAAGGAAATAATAGGATTTTCCGCAGTTCCTTCAATTGTAGCATAAGCACTTAAAGTTGGGCTTAAAGTTGTAACATTTCCTATTTTGATGTTTGGAGTAACACCATTATCTCCTTTTTTACCATTCGTTCCGTCTTTTCCTTTGAGTTCTACAAAAGTATAATCGGCATCTCCTTCTTGCTTAATTCCTAAAGCTGTTCCTTGCCACATGAAATATAAAGATTTTCCTGTTCCTTTATTTCCTACGTCTCTAGGGATAATATAAATTTTATCACTCATAATATCACTCCCTAATATTTTATAATCCAATCTCCAATATAATACAATTCTATTGCATAATAACCCTTTTCCAATTTAATCGTATTTATTGAAGATGTTGATTTAAATGAAACTGCGACTGTTTGCAAACAGTTTAAAAACAATATAAACTTACTATTATATGTTGCACTCGGTAATTTTATAGTAACTTCATTCTCAACTTCTGCTTGTTGGTATTTTGAATTATCTAAAGTAATAACTCCGTCCACGATTGTCTTTACAGATATTTTATTATCAAATAACATATCAAAAGCATTTTCGTATTGATTTAATTTTTCACTAGAGATAACATTTTTATCTCCCCATGTTTTCTTATTGAAAGTGCCATCATTATTTAAAACACTCATATTTGAGCTATTACCACTCGAGTAGGCACTATTGGATAAACTATTGTCAACTTTGTCAGAACTGCCTACATTCTTTCCTAGAGGTTCTGATACATAAAATTGATTATGTATAATCGGAATACTAATTTTTGAATCCTCACTATCAAATAAAGAAAATTGAAAAGAATATCCTCCAACTTCAATACTTTCATCTATTATGTCTTCAGATATTTTTACAACAATTTCTCCTTCTTCAATTGTTGGATTTAAAAAAACTGTGTCCATATTTGGTTTCAATAAAGTCATTTCAACTTTTGTAAAATTAGTTTTACTTTTAAAACCAAATTTATCTATATTAAAAATCAAAGAGACATCTTTATCTCCTCTAGTTAATAAGATATCTTTATCTAATGTTGCACTTGCTCCACTGATTCTTACTTCATATCTATTATAAATTGCCATATTTCCACCTTACTTTCCTACACAGAATAAATAAATTGTAACTGTTCCCGACAAATTCTTTCCAGTTATATGTCTCATTCCAAGTCTTATCTTTGAATTTGAGCGAGGATATGCTACTGTATTTAAGCAATAACAGTCGTTTCCAGTTGTATTTCCACTAGCTACTGCTGTTATGCAAACTTCTGAAAAAGGTTTTGGAAGGTCTATCTCTTTAACAAAGTAATAATTATCTTTTGGAGCATCTAGCATTACTTGAACTCCTTGCATAACAAGTCCTCCAGGTAATTCTCTATAAAAAGTTGTAGTTGTTAATTCATTTTTATCTGACTGTACATATAATGAATTTTCATTAATTCCAGAGTTACTAAAATCACAGACAGTAACCCAATCTCCATTTACTAATACTTTCATTAACATCTATATCACCTAAAATCCATTTTTCTTTTCTGCTTTTATTAATGAAGGATAATCAACATAGCATATGTTACTATCAACTGATTCATTCATTCCCATAAACTTACTAGAGCCATTTTGCCATACTTTAACATCTGATTTAGTCCAGCCATGAGAATCTGCATTCCATTTAGCTAACCATAAATCTCTTTTTGATACATCATTGAAATTTACATAGTTATTTAACCAGTCAACATTACTGTATATTCCTGTTTTATATCCTGCCGATTCTAACATATCGCAAAATGTATTCATATAATTTGTTAGAGTTGATTTTCCTGGATTCTTTGAAACGTAATTTCCTGCACTATTTTTACTTGTTTTTAATGAATCATATTCTTGGTCAAAGAATATAGGCAATTCAAAAGTAGCAGGATATTTAGCTAATTGTTCTATAACCCAGTTTGCCTCTGCTTTAAGCTTAGTAAGAGATGCTGCATAACTAAAGAAATATACTCCCATTGGTATGTCATATTTTTTACATGCTTCAACATTATTTTTAAATTGTTCGTCTATAACTCCACCATTATGACTTCTACTACCATATCCAATACGAATAATGGCAAATTTAACTTCTTCTCCTTCTTTAACTTTTTTCCAATCTATTGTTCCATTATGTCTCGAAACATCTATTCCTTTGCATTTAGAAGGGAATCTAGTTATTTCATTAACTCCAACTGGATTTCCATCAGAATCTAATTGTATTGTAGATTTTTGAACATATTTATCTGCTCCGTTTATATATCCTTCTTTGCCGTTATAATAAATTTTTATCCATGTTGTATTATCATATTCTTCTAATATAAGTACTTTTGTACCGTCATATACATATCCTATTTTAGAATTAGTAGTTCCTGTCCCACTTCTTACATTTAATCCTATACCTTCATTTATTGTAGCAACTTTAGCAGAATCACTAACTACAATTCCAATAATACCTTTTCCCGTACATGTATTAAGTTTATTTTTTTCTGTTTCATTCTTACAACAAATACCAATAATTGGTTTTGTTTGAGAAACTTGTCCCATAAGAGCAGTATCTGGAAGAATTTCATTAATTAAGAATGTCTTTCCGTCTAGCTCTGTACTTGTACCAAAAATTTTAACTGATTTTCCTAGTAATGAAGCGTCACAAGCAGAACAATACAGTTTGTCAGGATATCCTTCTGTTGTTGTATCGTCAACATTTTCATTATAATAAGGAACAAACATACAATCTTTTTGTTGCCCTACTACTATACTAGTACTAGGAGTAGGCTCTGGAGTTGGGATAGGATTTGGTTTATCTGTATTTCCACTATCGTCAGGATTTTCTTGTTTATCCATTACAAACCATAGTTTATATTTTCCGTCATTAGGTAAATCTGAACCTATAAATATTTCTTCTGGAGT